CAACTAAGAAAAGGTTATGATATGAAGGATAAAACACAAATGGTTCCTGGAGTATCAACAACATCTCGTACACGTCCATTAATGATTTCTGCATTAGAAATGTATATGCGTCAAAAAACTCCAATTATACGTAGTAAACGGCTTATACAAGAACTATTAGTATTTGTATGGTTAAATGGTAAAGCACAGGCACAACAAGGATATAATGATGACTTGGTAATGTCTTTTGCAATTACATTGTGGTTACGGGATACTGCATTAAAACTTCGACAGCAAGGAATTGATTTGAATAAACGTGCCTTAAGTCAATTACAAAAAACGAATAATGTTATATATACTGGTAAACGAAATTCTCAAGATACCGGTTGGTCATGGAATACTGGCGATGGGGATGAAAGTTTAACTTGGTTGATATAAATACGCCAGGTTCTGTAACATGTTATATTTATTATAAAAGAAAATATGGCGTCATTAAGAAAACGTTTACAAAATTTATTCAGCACCAATGTAATTGTTAGAGCATATGGCAAAAAACAGTTACGTATTGTAGATACAAATCGTTTACAAAGTACTGGAAATTTAGCTCAAAGCAAAGTATCTGACAGATATATGCGCTTACATGGATCTAATAAACATCGTGTAGGCGGCATGGGTGGATATGATTCTAACTATTATATGCATCAGAATCGTATGCAACTTTATGCTGATTACGAAATGATGGATAAAGACCCTATTATTAATTCAGCATTAGATATATATTCTGATGAATCTACTTTAGCCGATCAATTTGGAGATATTTTAACAATTCGTACTAGTAATACTAGAATTCAAAAAATACTTTATAACTTATTTTATGATATTTTAAATATAGATTTCAATCTTTGGTCATGGATCCGAAACATGACTAAGTATGGAGATTTCTTTTTGAAATTAGATGTAGCTGAAGGTATTGGTATCGTTAATGCCCGTCCATTTTCTAGTTACGAAGTTGAGCGTTGGGAAGAATATAATGAAGCTACAGGCGAATATGACATTAAGTTTAAAAATGTAGGTTCCGAACAATTAACATATGATGTGTTTGAAATAGCACATTTTCGTATGCTATCTGATTCTAACTTTTTACCATATGGTAGATCCATGTTAGAAGGAGCAAGAAAAGAATTTCAAAAATTAATGATGATGGAAGATGCGATGCTTATACATCGTGTAATGCGCGCTCCTGAAAAACGTATCTTTAAAATTGATATTGGTAATATTCCACCTAATGAAGTTGATTCATTTATGGAAACAATTATCAATAAAATGAAGAAAATTCCACATATAGATCCAAATACTGGTAATTACAATCTCAAGTTTAATCTCAACAATATGCTTGAAGATTATTACTTGCCGGTGCGCGGAGGGCAATCAACCACATCAATTGATACATTGCCTGGCATGACATTTACTGGAATGGATGATATTGAATACATCAAACATAAAATGATGGCAGCCTTGAAAATTCCTAAGCCATTTCTAGGATATGAAGAAGGTGTAGAAGGAAAAACTACATTAGCTGCAATGGATGTTAGATTTGCTAGAACTATAGAACGAATACAAAAAATTGCTGTTTCAGAAATGGCAAAGATTGCTATAATACATTTATATTCGCAAGGCTTTGATGGGGAAGATCTAGTAAATTTTGAATTAGAATTAACAGCTCCATCTATCATATATGATCAGCAAAAAGTTGCATTAATGAATGAAAAAATGACATTAGCTAATGCAATGAAAGATTCAAAATTAGTTTCTGACAAATACATTTACGAATACATATTTAATATGTCAGAAGAACAATGGTTACAAGAACGTAGCAGTGTTATTGAAGATCTTAAATTAAGATTCCGTCAAAACCAAATTGAACAAGAAGGCAATGATCCTACTATAACAGGTATGTCATATGGAACTCCGCATGATTTAGCAAGTTTACATATGTCTAGCAATGAAGTTGAGGAAAAAGATCCAGGCGGCCGACCGAAAGAAGGAATTAAATACGGCCAACATAAAAACGCATTTGGATGGGATCCAATGGGTATTAAACAAATTAAACAAGATTTTAATCCAGAGAATCAAAAAACAGCGTTTCAGCCAGATCCTAGATATAGAAATCGACAATCAACTGTAGCTACGGAACATATTTTACGTAAAATGAAACCGAATCGAGTTAGTATTATTACAGAATCTCTTAAATCTCCGGAATTAGATGACCCAGATACAGGAACGATGTTAGATGAAAATAACATTTTATAATTTTAAACATATTTATTATAAATTAAAGAGCAAGTACTTTTTATGAAAAAACTAAAACATTCAAAATATAAGAATACTGGTATTTTGTTTGAAATGTTAGTAAGAAAATTAACATCGGAAACATTGTCATCTGATAAGATTATTACTATCGATATCATCAAAAAGTATTTTGGACGTAATACTGAATTAACTAGAGAATTGCAGTTATATAATGCATTGTTAAAAGAACAATATAAAACAGAAGCACGTGCTTTAGATTTCATACGAACTATTAAAACAGCACATTCTAAACTTAATACATCTTTATTAAAACGTCAAAAATACAACCTAGTAAAAGAAATTTCTGAAAAGTTTAAATTTAGTGATATGTCCAAAATACATATTTCTAATTATAAAGTTTTAGCTTCTATTAACATGTTGTTTGAACATGAAGAAACGGATAATCCAAAACAAATAATGGAATGTAAAAATGCTATTATAGAAAATGGATTATTAACAGAACGAGTACATATAAAAAAAGATCCAGTATTAGAATCATTTGAAAAACAGCCAAAGGATATTAGATTATTAACATACAAACTATTAGTTGATAATTTCAATAAAAAATACCTAGGATTAAACGAATCACAAAAGAAACTTTTAAATAAATACATAACCTGTGTTAATGATACTACTCAATTACGAGAATATGTACAAAATGTAATTCCAGAAATTAAAAAACAATTGTCTGACTCTACAAAGAAAATAGATGATCAAGTTGTAAAAATCAAAGTGCAAAAACTATCTGAAATGCTATGTAATGTAGAAAATTTAAAAACTATTAAAGAATCACATATTTTATCGCTTCTACGTTATTTTGATTTAGTTAAAGAACTTAAGGAGATACAATGAAATCGTTTCTTAATGAAATAGAAAAGAAGTTTCAAGATCTCGAAGATTCATGTGAGAAATGTGACCGTCCAAAATCTCAATGTGAATGTGATTCTGAACTAGATGAAATGTCAACTACTGGTGCGGTTGCTGGATATAATACTTCTAAAGCATTTCTAACACCAGATCAGTATGAAAAAAAGAAAAAGACGATGCGGTATGAATCTGTAAATACTCCTCCGTCATTCGAATGGGATCGAGAAGAATTCCAACGTCCAGAATCTGAAGAAGAAGAGCTTATGGATAAATTTGCATATGCTCAATCTGATGTAGATTGGCAACATAAAAATTATGAATATCCTTCGGTTAATTTAACAGACACCCCGGGGACTGCTACGAAGAAACATAAAAATTTAAAAGTTGGTGTTTCTGATAAAAAACGTAATTTAAAAGTTGAGGAGATTGTTGAAAAAAAATATGAACAACTAATTGAATCATATAAAAGATTTGCAACTGAAGATTCTAAATTATCTCCTGAACAAAAAGTAAAAAGAACTATAAGAGAAGTAGCAAAACGTCTTAAAGAAATTGAGCAACTAGTTGATTATAATTCTAAGTTAAAACGAGAATCCAATGTAGCAGCAACAAACTATGGACCGGGTACTCAAAAAGCATTAACGGAAATTTCAAATAGATTAATTAAAATATCTGAACGGGTACGAACATTAGGGGAATAACATGACAAAACAACTCATAGTAGAATATATGCCATTTAAACCAGTTGGGGCGTTAAAAGAGTCCAATGGTGCTGCATATGGGATACCTGGAGGTTTTGTAGTGCAAGGAGTTTTACAAAGAGCCGGAGCAAAAAACCAAAACGGAAGAGTATATCCAAAACCGATATTAGAACGAGAATGTAAAAGATATCAGACTGAATATATAGATCAACATCGAGCTTTAGGAGAATTAGATCATCCAGAATCATCGGTGGTTAACTTGAACAATGTTTCACATAATGTTTTGAAAATTTGGTGGGACGGTGATGACTTAAAAGGAGCCGTTCAAATCTTAGATACGCCTTCTGGTAAAATTCTTAAAGAACTATTCCGAGCAGGTATTACATTAGGTATTTCATCGCGAGGTCTAGGATCGGTTAAAGAATTACGTGAAAGTGGTGTTGTTGAGGTACAAGATGATTTTGAATTAATATGTTGGGACTTTGTATCTAATCCATCCACCCATGGAGCATTTATGCGCCCATCACATATGACAGAATCAGTAAACAAGAAAACAAATAAATACGAACGTGTAAACAGCATCATTACATCTATTTTATGTGAAGATGGTAAATGTAGGATATAAACATGAAAATGAAATTTAGTCAAGACAATTTGAATAGAATAATATCTTTATTGAATGAAGATGATAAGAAACGTACAGTTTTTAGTAATGATGAACCTCAACCTGTAAGTCTAGAAGAAAAACAATCATTTGCTGAAGCAATCCGATCATACTCTCAGTTAGGAGAAGTTATGTATGGTCGAAAAAATCTTAAAGAGTCAGTTGAACGTATTACTAAAATGGTAGAAACTGCAAAACGTATGATATCAGAATCTGATGGTGATGTAGTAGATAAAGTTTCAGGAAGCCGGCATATGAAATATGTAGACAGTGCTTTAACTGAATTGCAAAAATCTGCTAATGAAGTAATGATTCAAGAACGAAGAATGGCAGCTGCGTATGAAGATATTGCAGAAGGTTTGCGTAAATATTATGATGTTGGATAATTTGGATAATTTCAAATATTTTTTTATATTTAAGGTAATGTAATGAATAAGATAAAAAAATTGTATAAAGAATTTTTTGGTTTACGAGAATCAGTTAATCCGGATCTAGATACCGATCTAGATGAAGCTCGTCTTATAAATAATATTACCGATTATCGAGGCGGAGTAGAATACGTATTACGTGATCCAGCAGAAGCAAAATCTGTAGCTACCGAAATTCAAGAATGGGCTACTAAAAAAGGTTTCACCATTGTTAAACATACCATATCATCATCGGGTAAAGTAGGATATTTTTATTTTCGACTAGGACAAGACCCAGCACGTGAATCGCAAAGAATTCAAGGATACATTGCACAGAAACCAGAAATAAAACATTTTAGATTCAATGTACGTGCGGAACAACAACCAACACAACAACCAACACAATAATAATAAGTTATAATATATGAGTAAAAAACAAAAACAACATCAAA